GCAGTGAAATGTGGGAGCCTAAGTGAGCGCGGCCGGGAGACCTTCGCACAATGGGGCATAGAACGTTGTCCGGCTTGGTGAATTTACTTTGGGGGGACAACGTTGTGCGATGGTGTCCCCCTGGGCCGATCGATCAAATAAAACAGTCCGCGTTTTGGTGGACATCGTACATCGTGCGGTGCGATGTCGGTTGCACATAAGGTGTTGTCGCCGTTCGTTAGGGCCGGCAATCCGGTTGTATGTACCTAATTATAAAGTTAGATAGAATAAAAAATAGCAGGGCCTAATAGTCCATGGTATGTATTGCCTGGAGGTGGATTATCGTATGTATTTTTTATTTTATATATATTGGTTCGTTAAATATGGTACACAAAAGCGGTAACGAAGTTTTTACGTTCCGTGATAATAACTTATGTAAACGGACCTCGACACCTGTCATGGGACATTTATGGGACATGGGGTTTAGGTCCCTGAATTGTATCCAGGTTGGGCCCTCGAGGATCGGCCCCGGTGTCCGATGGACGTCGTCCTACGAACGCCCGGCTCAAAAAGTAAAATGTTTGATCAAAAAACAGCGCCCCTGGATCACGAAACCCGCTACAGATCAGTTCCTGGCATGGGCGGCTCCCGGACGATCCTCCGAAAGTACTTTGATCATGAATTATCAAAACCAACGCTCTTCCCGACGTCGGGCGCGGTACAATTGTACTTGAGCGTTGATGCTCGAGCAACTAGGAGAATTCGATGACGAAGGTTTTTGATCCCGTGAAAGAGTGTTCCGCGCTGACGGCGCGACTGGAGGCCCTCACTGCTACCGTGGACGAGCTCCGGAGGGCGTTGGACGCGGGCCGCGTGGAGGCGGCCGAGCTGAAGGGCGTGCTCGAGGAGCTGGCCGCCTCGAACAACGCCCTCGTGGAGGGCCAGGAGCAGCTGGAGGCGTCGTGCGCTGAGCTGACCAACGAGGTCCGGGGGGCGCTGAACGGGTTCGAGGAGCCGGAGGGCGGTGTTCCGGAGGACGAGTCCGACGAGCAGCGCGCGACGCGCGTGGGGCTGCTCGCGAGGGTGACCGATTTGGAGGCCCGCGTGCGCGGCCGCAACCGGAGCGCGCCCACGAAGCGCAACATGACGGACGCCGACGCGGTCCGGGTGCTGACCGGGGACGTGACGGCGCTCGGGCACAAGGAGGCGGGCGAGGCCGTCGGCCTCACGTACGCCCAGGTGTACTCCTGCCGCATGGAGTACACCTTCAAGCACGTCCACAAGAAGCTCCGCGACGACGGCTGGAAGAACCCGTTCACGAGGTAGGTTTCGGGGGCCGCCGTTGCGAGCGGCCCGATTTTGGGCTCCGAAGCCCGCTGGGGCTGACGGGCGCGGGCGGACCCGCTGGGGCTGACGGGCGCGGGCGGACCCGCTGGGGCGGGGACCCGAAGACCGAGGCCCGCTGGGGACCGGGCGCGCGGAAAAGGCCGCCCGCGGGCGGCCTCGGTCAGCGGTTGCGCTTGTGGAGGACGAGGAGGTAGGCGATCAGGAGGGCGGTCACTTGCGGCTCCATACCGCCAGGACCGCGCCGGCGGCCAAGGTGACGACCCCGGTGTAGAGGCCGCCGAAGTGGGTCACGGCGGGCGACGCCACGACGAGGGCGAGGGCGAGGGCTGCGCGGACGTTCATCGAATGGCTCCGGACGGTAGGAGGATTTTCCAGCGGCGTTCGACGTCGCACCAGTAGAAGAAGATCGAGGAGCGCGGGGCGTCAGGCATACAGGCCTCCCTGAGGAATTCGCACGTCGGTCACGTAGTCCGTGGTGCTGCAGTAGAAGTAGTCCCCGGGCGGCAAACCGTTCTGTGCGACGAGCTCCGGAGCGAGGCGCACGTTGGGGTCGGGGCTCTTGCCCAGCTGAAACCAGTGAAATGCTACGCGCTTGGTCTTGTAGACGCAGCCTTCGCGCATTTCAGTGATCTTGAACACGTCCATCTTGACGTACATCATGATCACAGTCCCAGCAAGCGGCGGAGCCAGTGCTTCGGGCGGGGCCGGACGCACGTCGACGGCACGGTCCAGGTTGGGAGGCTCTTCGCCAGTTCGAGGTTCGCGGTGTATTCGGACATGGTGTTCTCCAAGGTAACTGGGTCAGGGAGTTGGCCCAGTTTATTGGAGGGAGGCCGAAGCCTCCCGGGGTATCACTTCGTCCAGGCGTTCTTGAAGCCGTCGTTCTTCAGCTCCTTGTGGACGTCCTTGAAGGTGAACTCCAGCCGGCAGCTGTAGATCTGGCCGTAGGTCAGCCCGAGCGCCTCGGCCGCGGCCTTGTGCTTGGCGTCCTTCAGGTCGCCGGTCAGGATCCGACGCGCGTCGTCCTTGGTCATCTCCTTCGCTTCGGCCTTCGTCGGCTTGGCTTCGAGGACTTCGATCCGAGCTTGGAGTTGATTCACGAGTTCGACGAGTTCGTTGATCGTGATTTGCTTGGTTGCGTTCGACATGAGTTTCTCCGGTTATGTGTGTCGGAAGTGACACACAAGATACTTATCGATTCCAATGAGTATCTTGTGTATCAGTTGTAAGATTCTGTAATTTGCCTTTCAAGTGATATTTGGTGTGCGATGAATTCATTATACTGATGCCGGAGTCGGGTGCTGACCGAGTGTGTAATGATTTGTATCAGCTTTCGTATGCATCATTTGGTGTGCGATGAATTCATTATACTGATGCCGGAGTCGGGTGCTGACCGAGTGTGTAATGATTTGTATCTGAGATTGTAACGGAAAATGTAATAAGATTGTAACGATCATCGTTGACCGAATTAGTCAACGATCATTACGCACAGTTACATCGGTTACAGATTATTACGCAAGGGCCCCCCTCGCCCGGCCACGCCCGCGGGCCAGGCTTCCAGGCATTTTGAAGAATGTGGCCAGAAACAGTGTTCCGGGCGGTCGATGTGCGATGTGCGATGAAGCATGATCGGAAGCATGATCGGAAGATCGATGAGGCATGATCGGAAGATCGATGTGGCACGATTGCAGAGATTTGGTGCGTGCTGCGCGAATAAGGTCGATGTGCGATGAGGCATGATTGGAGGATCGATGTGCGATGTTTACAAGGGTTCGCCTGCACAAGTCGATGTGCGATGTTTCACGAATTTGAGTCAGGGTCCTAAGAACTTTGATCATTCAGTTCCACGATCAAAGTCCTCCAGGGCGACCTCCACCGCGGTATAATACCGTCCAAGGAACGTCGCGCGATGCCGAACCAACTCACCGTGATGCAGGCCCGGCACTCAGGAGTGCTGGCCGTCGTCAACGCCCGCTACCCCAACTACCACCCGGTGTTGGCGATGGTGGACCTTGCGCACCGGGCCGACGTCATGGGTCAGGACCCGAAGCTGGAGTTCGAGATCCACAAGGCGGTTGCGCCATACTGCGAAGCGCGGCTCAGCTCCGTGGAGGTGAAGCCCCCGCAGGACCCCGCCCGCGTCATCGTGTCGCTCTTCGAGGACGTGCAGCTCGAGAGCGGTGAAACTGTTTCGGTCGAGGTTCCGCTGGTGCGGGAGCTCGAGGAACTTGTGCCACTGGACTGAAAGGAGCCCTAAAATGGCAGTCGAAGTCGTCTCCACCATCAACAAATCACAGACGGTCAACTCCGTCGCGATTGGCGCCTACGCGCGGCAGAAGCGTGACACTGTCACGCCCGAGCTGACCGCTGCCTCGGTCGCCCGGACCCTCTACTTGCTGGACCTGAAGGGCGACGTCGGCGCGCGTCGCACCGAGTACGCGTACACGCCCGCCACCACGAACGTGATCACGCTGCCGGCCGACGCCGAGCTGGTGCTGCTGAAGCATGAGTCGACGATCGCCGCGCTGGAGCTCGTGCTGCCGAGCGCGACCGCCCGTGACGGCCAGGTGATCACGGTGAGCAGTCTGTCGATCGTGACCGCGCTGACCTTCACGGTGGGCAGCGGGTTCACGGCCGTCGGGGCGCTCACGGCGCTGACTGCCGGCGGCTTCGCGAGTTACATCTTCGACAAGCCCGGCAAGGTGTGGCGCCGAATCGCGTAGTGCAGCAGTCGCCGGCCCAGTGGCCGACGGACCTCGTGACGTTGGTCATCGCCCTGCTGAGCGGGTGGTTGGCCGAGGACGTCGCCAGGACGGTCGGCCCGTACCTCGTCATCGTGGCCGCGGCTCTGCTGAGCGCGGCCGTCGCCACGAGCGGAGAATCGCACGGGTCGGTCTGGGCAGTCGCGCGGACGATGGTTTCCAGGGTGGGGCTCGCTGTGATCGGCACGGTGCCGCTCGCGATCGGGCTCACGAAGCTGGTGGGGTTGGAGGTGCAGTGGCTGCTGGCGCCGGTCGCGGTGCTGATAGCGGCGAACCCTAGGCTCGTGTGGGCGGAGCTTAGGGCGAGGTTCGGCGCCCGCAAGGAGCGCGGAGATGATTCGCAGGGTTGAGATGTGGCACTGGGTCGGCGGCGGGGCGACGGTGCTGGCCTGGGCGATGTGGCGCGACCGACAGGTCGAGCTGCTGTGGCTGCTGAACACAGTGGTGTGCCTCACGGTCATGTGGTCGTGCTTGTGCAGGTTCGCCGTGATGGACCGAGAGAGCACGGCCTGGGACTGGCGCGAGCGGTACGTGCTGATATTCGTGACCGCTGCGTGCGGGGTGATGGCGCCCTGGCTGCTGGGCGAGCGGCCGGGGTTCATGCAGGTCATGACGTGGCTGGCGCTGCTGAGGCTCATCGAGGTGAACGGCGGTGGGTGGCGCGAGGCGGTCCCGGAGTACGCCAGGACCGACCATGGCGAGTTGGAGGACGTGAGATGATCGAGGGACTTGCGTTCGTCGCGGGCGCGGCGGTCGGGGCCTGGGGCTACCGCTACTGGCTGAAGCGTGACCCGGAGCGCCTCGAGGCGTGGGCCAAGCGACTCAAGGCGTTGGCTGAGCAGGTTCAGCTCGACAGGATGGACAAGTGAGCGTCGAGGCGAACGTCAGGGCCTTTCTGCGGGCGATTGTGTTCGCGGAGGGTACGGCGCGCCACCCGCGCACGGGGGCGGCGCTCGACCCCTACCGCGTCTGCTACGGCTACTCGCACACGGTGCAGGACCTGCGCGACCACCCGGCGCTGACCGGCGAGTGGAAGGGGGAGCGCTTGCCGGCGGAGATGTGCCGGCGGGCGGGGTTTCCGAGCGGCGTGTGCTACAGCTCGGCGGCCGGGGCGTACCAAATCATCAAACCGACGTGGGTCCGCGTCAAGGGGCGACTCGGGCTGCCTGACTTCGGGCCGGAGTCGCAGGACTTGGCGGCGGTCGAGCTGATCAGGGCCCGAGGGGCGTTGGCCGACGTGCGGGCGGGGAGGTTTGACGTCGCGGTGCGCAGGTGCGCGGCCGAGTGGGCCTCTCTGCCGGGCAACGCGGCCGGTCAGCCTCAGCGCCGGCGGGACGACTTGGTGGCGGCCTACATGGCCGCCGGTGGAGAAGTGGCGTGATCGGGTGGCTCAAGCGGCTGCTCGGTTGCGATAAGCTGGCGCAGCTTCGCGCCGATATTCGTGAACTGAAGGAGTTTCTCATGGCAACGCAATCCGAGGTCGCTCAGACCCTGACCGACCTGACCGCCCAGGTGGCGAAGATCGGCGAAGAGACCCGCGCCCTGCTGGACCGCATCGCGGACCTGCAGGAGGCGGTCGACAACGCCGGCTCGGTCGACCCTGCCGTACTGGACGCGCTCGCCGCGCTGCAGGCCCAGGTGACGGTCGTCGACGACTTGGTCCCGGACCCCGCGCCGGAAGAGCCGCAGGAGTAACGGCGTGGCGAACGCGGCGCCGGTCGGGTCCGGCTGGGACGTCACCAACCCGAAGAAGCCGGTCGTCGAGCAGGACCCGGACGCCAGCCTCATCTGGCAATGGGACTGGTCGACGTGGTGCACCGAGCGAGGCACCACGATCGCGAGTGTCGCCGCCACGGCGGAGCTCCCGCTGCTGGCGGCCGACGAGGCCGTCACCGACGACGACAAGGGCGCGCTGATCACGGTCTCGATCGACCCCGACGAGTACGACGCGACCGCTCACCTGCGGAAGAAGTTCGGCGTCACGTGCCGCGTGACGTCGGCGGACGGACAGGTGGACGACATGACCTTCTGGTTCCGCCTCGTGGAGAAGTGATTGGCCGTCGAGTTCAAGCTCTACCCCAAGCAGAGACGGGCCCTCATGTCGAGGGCCCAAGAAATCCTGTACGGGGGCGCCGCTGGTAGTGGCAAGAGCTACATGATGCGCGTTCTCGCCATCGTACTGTGCATGGAGATACCGAACATCAAGGTGTTCCTCTTCAGGCGCATGTACAAGGAGCTGTACATCAACCACGTGTACAGCCCTGACGGCTTTCTGGTGATGCTGAAGGAGTTCGTCGACCGGGGCGAGGTCGTCTTCAACAAGTCCGACGGCGTCATCAACTTTCCCTTCAACGGGGCTCAGATCTACCTCTGTCACGCGCAGCACGAGTCGGACATCAACACGTACCTCGGCGCGGAGATCCACGTGCTCCTGATCGACGAGGCGACGCAGTTCACTGAGAAGATGATTCGATTCATCCGTACCCGCGTGCGGCTCGGCGGGTTGACCGTCCCGGATCAATGGAAGAGCCTTCTGCCGAAGATCATCTACGGGTCGAACCCGGGCGGCCCGGCTCACTCGTACTTCAAGCGCGGATTCGTGAGTCACGGCGAGGGTCACGTGTTCAACGCGCCGGTGCAGGACGGTGGCATGTCGCGGGAGTATGTGCCGGCGAAGTCCAAAGAGAACGTCATCATGACCCGCAACGACCCGAACTACGGTCAGCGGATCATGGGCCTGGGCGACGACCGACTCGCCCTGGCGTACCTCGAGGGAAACTGGGACCTCGAGGAGGGCGCGGCGTTCTCCGACCTGTGGGACGCCAACGTCCACGTTGTGCAGAACATCGAGATCCCGCGGACTTGGTCGATCGACCGGTCGCACGACTACGGCTACTCCGCGCCGGCGGCCACTCTGTGGTGGGCCGAGTCGGACGGGACCGCGTGTGTGATGAACGACCGGCGCGTGGTGCTGCCGAGGCGGAGCATCGTGCTGATCGGCGAGAAGTACTTCGCCGACAAGGAGGACAAGGGGCTGCGCCTCATGCCGGCGGAGCTCGGCCAGCAGATGCATGACTACGAGTCGATGAACGGGTTCCGGGCGCGCACGCAGGCCGGCCCGGCGGACTCGAGCATCTTCGACAAGGACCGTGGGTCGACGAGCGTGCACGACGAGTACGTGCGGCGCGGGATGAGGTTCACGAGGGCGGACAAGCGCCCGGGGACGCGCGAGAGAGGCTTCGTGCTGGTCCGGCAGGGACTCAAGGCCGCGACGACGCGAAACTTCGAGGCCCCGTGGCTCCTGGTGCACAGGAACTGCGTTCACACTGTTTCGCAGATCGCTGAACTGCCGATGAGTTCGAGCAACCCGCAGGACGTGGACACTGCAGCGAACGACCACATCTACGACGCGGTGAGGTACAGGGTGCTCAAGGGCATGATGCTCGGGGCTCAGGCGCAAGTCTACGGGACCTGATATGGCAAAGAAGATACAGGACTTCTCGCACCCGGAGTACTCCGCATCGCTCCCGGACTGGACGAAGATCCGCGACTGTTTCAAGGGCGAGCGCGCGATCAAGGCCGCCGGCAACGCCTACCTGCCACGCTTGAAGGCGCAGAGCCAGGAGGACTACGACAACTATCTGTACCGCGCGCTCTTCTTTCCCATCACCGGGAAGACCGTCGCCAGTCTGGTTGGACTGGCGACGTCCAAGAAGCCGAGGATCGAGTACCCGGAGACGATGTCCAAGTACTTCAGCGACACGGCGAGTGCGCTGTACCAGTTCACGGAGTTCTTCGTCGGCGTTTTCAACGAGGTCGTGCTGCAGGGTCGGCTCGGCGTGCTGATCGACGCCCCTGCGGGCGGCGGCGACCCGTACCCAGTGCCGTACGTCGCCGAAAATGTGATAAACTGGCAAGAGGACAAGCAAGGCAAGCTCCTGATGGTGCTGCTGCGAGAGTACGTGAGCGTGCCCGGCGACGAGCGGTTCAGCACTCAAATCGTGTGCCGGTACCGTCACTGTTACCTGTCAGGCGGCGTGTACTGGCAGGAGTTGTTGGACGATGAGCTGAAGCCGACGAGCGCGGTGTTCGCGCCGACGTTCTCCGGGTCGACGATCGACTACGTGCCGTTCACTTGCATCGGCGCGAGCGGCTGTCACCTGTGGGTCGACAAGCCGCCGATGCTCGACATCTCGACGATCAACATTAGCCACTACCTGACGTCGGCGGACCTCGAGTGGGGTCGGCACATTGTCGGACTCCCGACCCCGGTCGTGTCCGGCGTCGACGCTGGGACGAAGCTCAGCATCGGCGGCACCGCGGCGTGGATTCTGCCGACGACCGACGCCAAAGCGTACTACATGGAGTTCCTCGGTCAAGGGCTCCTATCACTTGAGAAGGCGATGACCGAGAAGGTCGGCCTGATGTCGACGCTGTCCGCGAGGCTCGTGGACAGCTCGGCGAAGGGCTCTGAGGCGGCCGAAGCGGTGCGCCTGCGCTACGTCAACGAAGCCGCCAGCCTCATCCACATCATCGGATCGATCGAGAACGGCCTGATAATCGTGTTCAACCAACTGGCGAAGTTGCAGCGCGACGTCGGCGATGTGAAGATTGCTCTGCAGCGCGACGTCATGGGCAACGCCATCACCTTCAGTGACATGAAGGTGCTGTTCGAAGCGTACCTGAACGGCTCCATCAGCGGGGAGACGCTCATCTACAACCTCCGGAGGCTCGACGCGCTCGATCCGAACCGTGAGGACTCGTTGGAGCTGGCCGACATCAAGAAGCCAGCGCCTGTCAATCAACCTGGCGGCGGTGCCGCGTAAGGAGAAGAGCAAGTGGCTCTGAAGTATCGAATCAAGAAGTTGGAGGACGCGCCGGAGGCCGTCCGTAATCTGTACAAGCCGGACGGCGAGGAGTTCGTGCTGGACACGGAGGGCGCGGTCGCGAAGGAGCGCCTGGACGAGTTTCGCGAGAACAACGTCGCGCTCCAGAGGCAGTTGGACAAGCTGAAGGACATCGACCCGGTCAAGTACAAGGAACTCACCGATCTGCAGCGCGAGGTCGAAGAGGGCAAGCTTCTGAAGGCGGGCAAGATCGACGAGGTGGTCAATTCGCGTGTTACCGCGATGAAGACCGCCCTCGAAACCGAGCGCGACGGGTTTAAGGCCCGTGCGGAGACCTCCGAGGGACAGTTGGCGGTGCTGCTGATCGATTCCGCAGTGCGCGCCGAAGCGCTGAAGCTCGGCGTCGTCAACACCGCTCTGGACGACGTGGTTTTGCGCGCCAGAACGGTGTACAGGATGAAGGACGGCGCGGCGGTGCCTCACAACGACAAGGGCGAGGTCGTCTTCGGCAAGGATGGCAAGACGCCGATGCCGATGGGCGACTGGCTGACCGCGCTGAAGAAGACCGCACCACACTTGTTCGCGACGAGTCAGGGCGGCGGCGCTGGCGGCGGGTCACGCACTGGTTCGGGCGATCTCTCGAAGGCCTCCGCCGTCGACAAGATCGCGGCGGGGTTGGAGGCCGGCGGTCTGATG